TCTCCATCAACTCCATTGCAGCGCCAAGCAGCGGTCACTACAACGTCATCCTGACCATCTTCTAGTGGCTTAACCCACATCTGTTCAATTATCCAAGTAATTGTCGTTGCCATTTATATCTCCTTAACTTAAACGATACATAATATAAGTATTTGAAGCGGTCCTGCGTAGTCTAAACTGAGCAGAAGTTCCTATAGCAACTACTAATGAGCCAAGAGAAGTAACATTAGTGTTAACAGCTACGGTAACAGCTCCAAGCGCACTTCCTGTATTAATAACATAAAAGTAGAACCCAATGTCTACAGCAGGGACTCCAGCAAAACCTGTATCAATCGCTGTTCCTGTTGGCATTGTTAGTGTTACTGCTGTTGTCTGTGCAGCAGAGAACATTCCGCTTCTAAGCTGCGCTGCTGTTCCAGCATTTGCTCCTGCTGCTAGTGCTGTAGGCGCTGGAGAATACTCCCAGAGATTACCTGTCTCAACATAGGTATTCCCAACGGAATCAATACGCATACGTTCTGTGCCGCCAGTGCTAATTATAAGATTTGAACTTGCATCGCCTTGTATAGATGACCTTACGGTTCCAGCATCTACCCATCTTAGAAGGCTTGCAGATGATATTCTTATATTTCCAACAACATCTAGTGTGTCGGCTGGATTCGTATTGTTAATACCTACATTACCAGTAGAGTCAATACGCATACGTTCTGCCGGTGCTTGGGTAGCCGCACTTGTTGAAAATGTCAAGATACCTGATGGGTATACAGTATTTGTTCTTGCCCCAAAAATAGTAGAAATAGACGCCGAAGAATACTGATTTGTACTTGCGCCAGTAATTGCCGCAAAGTTTAACTGAGCGGTATTATTCGTTGTCGTATCGCCATTAACAATCGTTATACTGGCTAGACTTCCGTTAAGCGTGGTATTTGTGTCTGATTTCTGAACAACCAAAGGTCTTGCAGAAGCGACTTGGTCATATACATTATTGAATGTCGTACCAATCCCAACATTACCAGTAGAGTCAATACGCATACGTTCTGTTGCGTCGATGTTAAAAAGAATTAACGAGTTTGCGCCAACATTAGTTGGGTCCGCTTCGATAGAAACAGACTTGCTGGTATTGCTCACATTTTGAATTCCACCAGAATATGCAGTAGAGCCTGCTGCACCAACATATAGTTGTGACGTTGCAAAGGCACGCCCACTTACTTGCAATGCGCCAACAGAAGCCGTTGGTGTCAGACCAATCCCAACATTACCACTGGTGTCAATACGCATTTTTTCTAAGAAGGTGATTGTTCCGCCTGTCGTGCCACTGATAGCGGTGTACCAAACATGAGCGCCTGAAACTTGCTGATAACGAGTGGCGGTGGAACTTGCAAAATATAAATATGTGCTAGTACCACCACTGCGATACGCATTACTTAATAAATCAAATTGATTATTATTAGTTCCATTTGAAGAAATTGCGTATGTTCCAACAGCCCCTTGAATCACGCCAATCGAGTCAGTCCAAGCACTAGGAGTCAGACCAATCCCAACATTACCACTGGTGTCTATCCTTACTTTCTCACTGCCTCCTGTGTGGAAGGTCATTGGCAGAGATGTGCCTGTGCCAAAAAAGGTAGATACGAGGCGTGTATCCGTTGTGCCATTTGCAAGCATTTGAATAATGCTGGCATTTGTTGGGTCTGAATTTCCTGCCGCAACAAAAGAGCTTTGCGTTGCTGCTCCATTAGGTATTGCAGAAATGACCGAATTACTCCCAGCAGAACTCGTCTGAAACATCACGCGGTTAGCAATCGTACCATTACTCATATCACCAGTAATTCTGTTGCCTGTTCCAGTGAATGTTAGGTTGCCGCTATCTGTCAGTGCTGTGAAAGTTCCTGCGGCTGGTGTTGTTGCACCAACAGTACCGTTGATGTTAACGTTACCTGAGGCATCTAGGTTAACTGATTTTCCTGAAGGATAAGTTACGAATACATCCTTGGTCCCACCGGAGAATGTTAGAGCTGTTGGCTGCGTTCCTGAGCTGTTAGATAGAACTGTAGTACGAGTTAAAGTAGTGCCAGCAGACGCATAGGTTCCAATACCTACTTCCCACTCTGAAATACCTTGAGTTGCAATGCAGTAGTAGGTGGTGTTTCCATTGCCAATTACAGCAAAGGATTGAAACCCCGTACTAGCTCCATTAAGCGTGAATACGCCATTACCTGAGGTGGTGGAAGTCTCTTTTACTCTGTCTTTTAAAATTAAACTCATAAGTTACTCCTCTAACTACGTTATTACTTCAACCCATACAGCGGTATTCCCATCGTTTACAATTTGCCAATTCGGTGTTTGGTTAGGTACTATTTGCTCCCATATCAACACATATCCAATGTACCCAGTACCTGCAACACCAGTAGGACTTACAACCGCTCCAGCTGCTATACTTACTGTTCCTACTACACCTGTACCTGCAACACCAGTAGGACTTACAACCGCCTTACCCGTTACAGTAACCGTTCCTACTACACCTGTACCTGCAACTCCCGTAGGACTTACAACCGCTTTAGCTACTACAGTAACTGTTCCTATTGCACTAGTGGCACTAACTCCAGTTACATTTACAACTTCATTCTCATATACAACTACTGTTCCTACTACACCTGTACCGTTAAGATTTATACTTACCGATCCAAGATCTGCAAATGGTGCACCCGAGAAGGTTAAAAACCCAGACGCTGTACCTGCAACACCAGTAGGACTTACAACCGCTCCAGCTGCTATACTTACTGTTCCTACTACACCTGTACCTGCAACACCAGTAGGACTTACAACCGCCTTACCCGTTACAGTAACCGTTCCTACTACACCTGTACCTGCAACTCCCGTAGGACTTACAACCGCTTTAGCTACTACAGTAACTGTTCCTATTGCACTAGTGGCACTAACTCCAGTTACATTTACAACTTCATTCTCATATACAACTACTGTTCCTACTACACCTGTACCTGCAACACCAACTACATTTATAGTTATACTTACTGATTCAAGATCTGCAAATGGCGTACCCGAGAAGGTTGAAAACCCGAACGCCATTTAACCCTCCTAAGCTATACGAATAATAGCATTTGAAGCATCAGCAGCTGGAAACACAATTGTAAAATCCCCAGCGGTAGAAGTTTTATCTCCACCAAAATCTAACACAATTACTGCTTTGTTGGAAGCCGAGCTGTTATAGACCAGAGCCCCACGTGCCGTAATAGTTGCTGTAGTCCATGTAGTATTCGCAAAGTCTGTGAGCCCCGTAGTCCCAGAAGTGGTTGGGGTTACATTAGTAAGTGTATTACCGCCAGCCACATATGCAGCACCAACAACTTCATTGGTTGCAGCATAAGCTGTTGTAGTTGCCCCCAGAGTGGCGGCTGATGTATATAATGCTATTTTAAAAACATTCCCTGTACTTGTTGTGAAATTATGTGTAGCTGTCAGCAGCTCACCTTTAAAACTGGTGCACATTGCTTGTGTAATTGCCATGATCCTGCTCCTTTAACTTAAAAGTTTAATTAATTCAGGGTGCCCTGCCTCCCGTAGTTTTGCTGCTACTGTAGTCCTATCGGACTTTACCGTTTCTTTCATATAGAATATTAGTACCTCTCTTATCTGATTTCTAAAAGCCTCTGCTTGATCTCGTATAGCTGGATGACTCTGACTACCCACACTGATAATAGTGTCTAAGGCCCTCTCAGCTATTTCTTCTGGAGTAAACCCTCTATTATTTGTGGTGTGTACCATGACACTCCCGCCCAGCAAAATCCCTATCTCGCTCATCTTACGTCTACCCTCACTTGTCCAGCGCGATAAGCATCGCGTCTGTCTTTACCATCACCTAGTACCTTCAGTGAATTCATAGATGTGTCAAAATGTGCTTTATAGAACGTAAGAATGTCTGCCTCGGCTTTCATAAATATAGCTGCCTCAACTAACGAGCCATACAGAAGTACCGAATCAAAATGATCCCCCACCCATGATGTACCTGCTGTTACGATACTCTCAGGATAGTAATAGTAGTGCAGTTCAACACCATAACTGGCATCAGGAGTTGGCCCCATTATATACGTATTAGCATCGAACTGCGCATAATGCTTAGGGGTGCCTGTTGACCCGGGAGCTGGGTATGACTCTCTGATGAAGTTTACATCTTTCTGTAGTAGAAAGGACTGGGCTAATGTAGTAGGTGTAACAACTGATAAAGAAAAAGCAGCTAAGTAATCAGTAGGTAGTGTTAAATATTGATTACCCGAGGTTACATTAGCTGTCTGATTCTTTCTAATAGCCGGTAGCTGAACGGTGTTGTATATATACTGCTCTGCTTGTTTTACAAACGTAGGAATAGCCGCTACGAAGTCAGTCTCGTAGTTCTCACAAAACGATTGTATGGAAGAATTCAGTTCAGTATAGTTCATAACCTACCTTATTGGCTGTTCTTGCTAAAGCCCTTACCCTTAATAGCTGCACCAGCACCACGCATTGTCTTGGTATTGGTCTTAGGGATGTTGTTAGGATACCCAACATCTTTCTTATCAAGGGCCGCGGCTGGAGCTTCTTTAGGTTGTCTGTATATTGCCATGTTAGCCTCCTTTTTGAGCACGGATTTTAGCCATCCCACGACCAACTGCCTTCATGTCAGCGTTCTTCTTACCTACGCTGTTACCACTTTTAAACTGGCTTTTGGTGCTAACTGCAGGACCATCAGTACCTAATTGTTTGCCTTTAGTCTTACCTTTACGTTCAATTCCGCCGCCTATACTCATGATTAACTCCTATGTAGTAACTGTTACCTGACCTATTTCACCTACTGCTCTAAGTGCATCGGGCTCGTAGTTATGAGGATCGCTCAAGCCTACTGGATTCCACCCCCATTGTATCACTCTACTGCCATCAAACGTCATTGTATCTGGTCTAGGATTACGTACTGCTTGTGGATCATTAACAGGGTACATCCCCTGTAAGTTCTGCGGCTGATCTGGCTCCCAACACTCAGGACACACCAAGATGTTAATGCTCTTGGTACGAATTACAATGCTTTTAAGCTTTGTTAGCTTAAACCTAAACCCACACCTGTCACATTGGGCAATAGCATTTTTGCCTGAGGAGAACTTACTAGCCATGTCCTACCCAATAAACATCTGTCGTGGCACTGCACGGATGCTTGCCTTTTCTCTATCCTCATCAATAGCCATCTGGAATGACTCGTCGTACATCATCTTTAGCATTTGCACTCTATCAGTGGATTCTGGACGCTTCACAGACACATAATAAGCTAGCCCTGCGACTAAGGCAGGAAGGAATCTGAATGGGACATCCACAGTCTCTACACCATTCCCTGCATCTTTGATGCGTCTTAAACGCCAGTACTGCAACGTATATGAGTCATTAGATGGTAAAGGGTATACAGTTATCGTGGGATAGACTACTCCTGTTGGGGCGGTTGCTCCGCTTTGCCTATTGATATATAACTGGATAGGCCGACCTTGTGAGTTCTTATTAGGCAGTGTTGCATAATTGCTAACGCTTATACGGCTGATGCTAATATCAACCTGCGATGTGCCTGTACCCGTGCGTATAACATGTTCAATTAAGTCGATTGTATCGACAGGTAAATCATATGTGCCCACATTCGTGAGTAATGGTATAGATCCTTGCTCAACTGTCCACAGGTTAATACCACGATTAGCCCACTCAATCGTCAGAAGATTTAGAGATCTCCTAGCAGTGCGCATATCATAACCTGAGCGTACCTCTAACCCAGCACGTTCATAAGCCTCTTCTATGAGGTCTGTGATGTCTAGGTTAAAGGCTGTTGTAGCAGTTGTTGTCATCTAACATTTCCATGCCCGAAGGCTTTTATTTATGCGGCTATCAGGATCATTCGCTGTCTTAGCTGAAGTTAACTTCTTCTTCATGCCCGACATTCTGGCACAGAATGACTTCTTACGACTACCACCTTCTGGCTGAGGGGCTTTTAGCCCGGGCTTATCTGGGTTAGCCTTATTATACGAGGCCCTACCCTTGGCATTAAGCCCACCACTCTCAGCCTTCCCCTCCTTGCGTTGCCACGCAGGAGTCTTAGCCATTATAAGATCTTACCCCTTGTCTTGCCACGTGTAGCTGCACCATCTGCCCGTTTAGAGGCTGAAGATTTAATACGTGAAGCTGCAGCCTTAACTGAACCACCTTTCTTAAATTCGGGTGTTGGTAGCTCTTTTCTACGCATACCTGCTTCTGCTGATGGGCTATAGGTTCTACGTCCGGGGATTGGTTCATACCCAACATTCTTACCTTTCTCCACTGTATCTATCATAGCTTTTTCCTCTATCTTCTGCTGTTCATATGGAGGAAACTTTTTTAGATTCCCTTCATCGTCATATGGAAAGCTATAACCTATACGATCTTCTTCTGCTTTTTGCGCTGCTTTGTATTTTGGATGGTTGGGGTTAGAGTATGTTTCCCCTTTCTTTAGCGGGTTTTTATAAAATCGATGTTCTTTGTTTAACTCCACCTTGTCTTCATTAGCCATTAAACAAACCTCCCGCGAGTCTTGCCACGTTGCTCAACACCACCGCCACGAGCGTACTTAACTGTACCGCCTTTAGCCTTTTTCTGGGGTGAACTTTCTCCCATTGGTAGTTTTTTAAAGTCGTTAGGCACAACCGTACTATTACCGCCAGTAGCCCCTTCATACCCTTTATTTAGCTGGTCTTGAAGCTTTTTTTCTGCTAGTTGCTTACGCATTTCTTCCATAGCTTTATCGTCAGGCGTAGGATCATTCTTAGCTGCGGTACGTGCAGCTTGCTCTGCTGGGACTTTAGGTTTAACCGCAATTATGACTGCCATTATACGATCTTCCCTTTAGTTTTACCGCGTTGCTCAACACCACCACCACGAGCAAACTTAGGTTCTTTAGCTTCTTTCTTAGCGTACTGGGCAGGGCGCATCTTACCGCTAGCAAGTTTCTTAGCTGTTTTACCCATCCAAGGCTCTTCTTTATTACCCTCAGACTTCTCTCCAGCTACGAATTGCTTGGGAGTAATTTTTTTATCAGCCACTGCTTTAGCTTCGCCAAATTCCTCGTTATAAGATTCCTTACCGCCAAATAGTTTTTTAGCCACATTTCCCCCATCCTTAAATTTAATCCCTGCATTAGGTGCGGAGATTGCTGTCCTATTCCCCGCACGGATTTTCCCACCCTTCTTAGGCTCTGGACTCATAAAAGACATTTCTGTACTCTCTTGGGTCCTACCCCCTCGCTTAAACCTCTTGCCCTTATCTGCCTGTGTAAAATCTTCAGCTACACTAGCAGGAACACCAACCTTCTTAGCAAAGGCTGGGTCATGAGATGCTGCCCTCATCAGATTAGCTTGAGCTTTTGATTTGCTAGGCATGACTAGCCATAAAAAACAGTAACATCAACAGTATTAGTCATAGCTGCATATATACCATTATAGGCAAGTATTCCTTCACCCGGAATCAATATTGTTTGTACATTGTTGGCTGCATTACCATCCGTTGCCATTAGGAAACGCTGGGCATACACACAAGCTGTACTAGCAGCAACCGTGCCGGTATTTACGTCCACTACTGTAAATGTACTTGACGTTAGAACAGAGATTACATAGTTACCAGCAGTGCCTTGGTTTGTAGCTACAGCAAAGGTTAGCCCTAGTATCTGCCCATCAGTCAAACCATGACTGCTCTTAGTAACTGTGATTAATGTACCAGCGCGTTCATAAGTAGCAGAAACAGGGACCGTAGTAGTATCCCAAAGAGTAAGTGTCGATGCCCCAGAAGACACCGTCATTAACCCTTTTAACCGAGTTCTATCTTTAAGAAAAAACCCATTTACATTTAGGTGCCCTGATTTTACGTCAGTTTGCATAGTCATAATTACCCCCAATACTACGAATCAGAGAACGGAGTTATTAATGTACCTGAACCATTCAGTGTACCCTTAACCATATATGCAAGGGCGCTTAGTACTGTAAGTTCTATGTAGCTGCCAACCAACCCACCAGCAGTCGTACCATTCAGCGTAATAACTGCATTGGTTGCGGCTGGGAAGAATGATTTACCTGTAGCTGCATTATCAATACCAGTGAACACACTACCGTACAGCTTATCAGTCGTGCCTGAGGTGGTAATAATCAGAGCAGTTGATGCTGTCTGAATAAAGAACCTAAACGTAGCACCTTGGTTATTCAGCCCAGCTGGAGCAAACCCGGGACCATCAGCCGAATTTGCTGCAACAGCATTAATCAATGGAAGTGTAAGGGTAATAGCTGCGCCGTTAACACGAATGATTCGACCTGCATGGTCATCTACGGTTAGCTGAGTAGAAGTAGTAAGGGTAACAGCACCACCGGGACCTGCGCTGATAAGCCCACTCAGTGATTTAACGGGGCCTTGAAATGTTGACTTTGCCATAATATATCTCCTTGTGTTATAGCACTTTACCCATACTGTCTCTATAACGTCTGCTAGGTCAGTCAGAATGGGGTATAAGAATCCTAGACGCTACTCACTTTATACACCTATTTAGATATGTGTGCAACCTGTACCACCCAAAAAGAAACCCCGCCGAAGCGGGGTTCCAGACACTAGAGCTATTATGCTCCGGGGCTACCCCAGATACCAAGGGCATCACTAACGCCAAATGAATAACGCTCACGGCTCTTGTAACGCACATTGCCCGTATCAAAGTCTCCGTCCATCGAAGTAGCCAGAGGTGTACGAACGAAATGCTTCAAGCCGTTAGGCACGTCAGTCAGCAAGAAGTAACCATTGGTGTCGGTCAAGAAGTGGTTTACACAGTAACCTTCAGGAATAACGCCCATGTTCTTCAATGCATTGATGTCATTGTCAGTCGTGCCAACACGCAGTTCGGTCTTCAACAAACGCTCTGCAACGAATTGCAGGTTAGGTGGAACGACCAGCTTGCGAGGTTTAGCAGCAATCAACAGACCACGCTCATCTTTCCATGCAGCGATTTGAATTACAGCGGCCTCAAGGGTCGTTTCGTTCAGATCAGCAGCGGTTGATTGCGTGTTGCTGTTTGTGCCACCACTAACCAGCGGGTGGTCTGTAGCAAATAGAACTTTACCGTCGCCGTAGGTAGGGTTGCCTGAACCAGTGAAACCGGAGTTCAGAATGTCTGCAGCCTTAACTTGCTTGGTGTAGCTCATTGCACGAGCCAAAGCCTTGGTATAGCGTGAAGACAGTGCATCATACAGATTGTCCTCAACAGCTTCTTCAGTGATAGAGAAGCCCAAAGCAATGGTTTGGTGGTTAAAGCGAGCGGTCCATGCTTCTTGCCCATTGTCGTAGGCGATTGCATTACCTTCACTCTTTACCGGTGCGGCGCTGAAACCTGATAGTTTGGTTTCTTCTTCAAACGAACGCTCAGAAGTCTCAGTTTCGTAGAGCTCTTTGTGTTCTTCGCCGTAACGCTTGTACTCCAGACCAAACAAGGCATTCAGCCCCGGGAGTAGTTCTTTAAGTAACTGTGCACGTGATATTGCCATGATTAAACTCCTTTAACTGTGTTATACGAATGCCAACCGGGGTTTACTTTTACAAACACATCGGTAAATGCATCGCCAACAGCTGAAAAACCCTTCATATCAGGGAAGCCAACAATACGGAAACCGGCTGTAGTTTGAATAGCAGAACTACCAACAACAATAGATGCTGTTGAGTTGCCTGTAGTTGTACTACCTGTAAGTACTGCGCCTGTTGAGAAGAAGGTGTTTGCACCCAAAGCAGCAATAGTTACGGAACCAGCAGATTGTATTTGGAATATAACTTCAGGATCGTCGATGACGTAAGCTACGCCATTTAGTGAACCGGAAGGATAGTATTGACCAAATACAGTCTGACTTTGCGAGTTTGTATATGAGGCGCCTACAAAAACGCCAATCGTACCCGTGTTATCGGTAGAACCAACAGGCCACGAATTAGTGGTTGCGTCAGCGCCGGTAGCAGATACAAGCTCCAAATAGCCAGTGCTTTTGATGTACACTAAACTACCAGTGTAAACATTAGCAGAGTAGCCAGCAGGGTCAAATTGCAAGGAACGAGTGCTACCAGCATACGGTAGTCCTCCGATCCGGTTTACGGGTTTAAGGCCGTAGGGGGTTGCGGTCGATGCCATAATAAATCTCCTTATATTTCGTTATTTAGATCCTGACCCAAATGTAACCTTGCTGCGTTTTTCCGCAAACAAAGGCATACGCGAGTCACTTTCTCTCATAAAGTTGTTATCCACAGAGTCCATCTGGGATCTAGTAGCATTGGAAAAGTACTCAGTCCGTTGCGCAATAAATTCCTCAGGTATCTTGCAGAGAATCAACCCACCAATTTCAATGTTTCCACGAAAACGTGCGTCTTGACTCTTATGAAGTTTAAGTTTAGGTTGCTCACTAGAATCAACCGGTTCCCATCCCTCACGTTGTTTCGATGACATATTCATCGGGTCTGCAGCACCAAGAGTACTGATGCGAACCCAGCGGTATGCCCATCCCGGTAACTTATCCGGTTCTGGTAGTAACTCAGCTGGTGCCCAAGATGTTGGTCTTTGATCGTTTTCACGTGATGCGCGATTTACAGTCGTTGTCATGATTAATCTCCTAATTTCATAAGTTCATGCGCGTATTGCGCATTGGTCAAGCCCAGCCGTTTAGCCAAGGATACCTGTGATGCAGTTAAGCTAACCCGCTTCGACGCAGTGCTCCTTGCTGCTGAGGCTACCACACTTCCACTTCTAGCACGGTTGGGGGTTGCTGTTGCTCTCTCCACCGGATCTGAATCGCTCGGAAAACTTCCCGGAAAAACCTCTCGCATACGAGAATTAACCCTCTCGTAGTACTTATCTGACTTAGGATCAACACCTGACTCAACTAACTCAGTGTGTAGCCCTAGCGCAAATCCCGTCATTGCCTTATCGGGTCCAAACCACTCGTTTTCTTCTTGCCACGCGAGTGCTTTAGTATCGGGCGTTGGAACTTGCTGCTCTTGAGGTTGATTATATACAGGATCTTCCGCAAATTGTAAAGGTCTCAACGAACTAGAGTGTTCTTTTCTTAGTGTAGCCCTAGTTATTGCCTCCTGTGCGTCGGCAATTTTATCTGAGTCTCCAGTATCATAAGCGTCTCTGAATCCTCGTTTAGCTGCCTCCATTTGCTGATCCGCTGCTTCCCGTGAGGTATTAACTAGAACTTCACTACCCTCACTTAGTTGTTTTTGTAGCTTCTTCGTGTTCTCAAACTGATGGTTGGCAAACTTAACTGCTTCTTCTCGCTCCCGTAAGGCTGCTTCTTTAGCCCTGCGCTCATCGTTATAACCTTTGGTTAGCTTCTTGATACGCTTCTGAACACTACCAGAATACTTATCTAGCTCATCATCCCCCTCATCCCCTTCCTCTGCATCGGCTGTTTCTTTAGCTACAGGTCGGCCTTTATCTACCTCAGGGGTGTCATCAATAATATCTATTTCGATATCAGGGTTTTCTTCTGCTGTTACTGATACTCCTTCTTCCTTATCCATATCTAATCTCCTTATACGCGAGAATAACCACGTGGATCATCCACGGTAGCCATCACGTTATCGTCTGCAATGAGTCGGAATTCCCGACCATGTATTTTCACCCGAGTACCAGCATAAGGCCGTACCAAGATAAAATCCCCTTCCTTACACCAAGCACCTGTAGGAAACCGTGTTTCATCCTTATATGCTAGGTCGCCCAACCGCACTACAAACAACACCATAGTAGTAAACTCTTCCGTCTGGCGTGTAGTATCAGCCTTTATAATGCCACCCTCATACTCCTTATCTACTTCAGGAATAGCGCATAAGATGTTGAATCCACTAGGAGTTGGGAGTTGTGAGGCTTTCTCTTCATTGGTTGTATCTTGTGTAAATGCTATATTAGGGTTAGTTGCATCAACCCCGATAAGAATATCAGACATATAAAACTCCTTTCTGTGCACAGTCTTTCGACCGGTTAATTGTACTTCGCTCTTGTTATTACAAGGATGGGGTCATCTACTCATCTGTATCCTCCCCGCGCTCTATCATATTTAGCATGTGCTTTATCTTCTCATTCGCAAGGTTTAACCCATGAATTACCCCACACAACCTCCGGTACTCCTCCATATTAGGGGGTTTACCAGAGGCGACGCTTTCTACATACGCACGGATATCCGCGTTGTTTTCTTCTATCAAATGCCTAAGTAGCTTTACACCATCCACCCCTTATTCTCCTATACCGGGTAATTTAGGATTCATCCCAGCTTTGTGAGCCTGAGCCATCTGATGACCTAGCTGTGTACCTTTAAATTGAGCATCAAGATGAGTTTGAGCTTCACCTAATGCCTGCTTATCAGCCGCAGCCACTGCCGTCATCTGTAACTGTTTATCCTTATGCTTAATTTCTGCCCCTAATTTAGACCCAGCTAACTGCATATCGAACTCAAGACGTTTCTCTTCTAGGTCTTGTTTATCTGCCGCAGCTACTGCGTCCATCTGTAGTTTCTTTTCCTTGAGTTCTAGCTCTTTTTGCTTCATCTGCAGTTCTTGCTGTTGCATCTGTACAATAGGATCTTGTTGCTGTTGCTGTGCCTGTTGTTGCTGCATTTCAGCTTGATTAGCCTGTAATAACTGTTGAGCCGCAGCTGCAGTAAGCTTAGATATTTGAAGCTCAATCTCTGGAGGTAAAGTAACATCCTCACCTGCTTCATCTTTATTAGCTGGAAGTGCCACACCAAGTTGTTTCTCAATCTGGTTACGATACTCCATAGCAATATGCTCACTTAAATGCGCCATCCCTGCGGCTTGTTTAGCCTGCGCTGTTGGGTCTTGACCAATTAATTGTGCCAACTTAGGATCTTGCATAAAGGCCATATGAACCTTGATATGTGCCTCATGATCTTGGTACTGGAAGGCTTTAACCGGTTTACCTGTAAGTACAGCCATATTCTCTGATACAGGGTCCATCGGTTTCTGGTCCTCATCCATTGGCACTAACTTGTTAGCATTCTTTACTCCTAGCACCTCAGCCATCTGACGGTGTAGCAATGGTAGGTTGTATATCTGAGGAGCCGCCTGTGCGTTCTGCATTACTGCTTGATACTGTATAACCTTTTGGCTCATGGTTGATGCATTAGGATCAGATACAGGGATCACGTCACACATATCGTAATCAGCTTGCTTGATCTGAGCCCCACCCTCTACATCATATTCATACTCCTCAGGTGTATAGTCGCGGATCACACCTGCTAACAGCTTAAACTCTTGCTTCATAGCGAAGTGGAGCCTAGCCTGTACCGCAGACATAACCTTTAATGTCCTTTCTAGTATGGCTAGTGTTGTCCCAACCGGTGTATTGGCTGACATGTCTGAGATCTGCATATCCCCAGCCGATGCAAACCTACGTCCTTCCTCTACGATGTTCTGCATGAGCAGGTACAGGGTCTGGCTTGGCTCTTTATATGGCAGTGGCATGATATTGTCGCGGATCACACCTGATGACACGTCTACATCACGGAACTCGCCCGGGGCGATAGGGGTATCATCACCTTTAACGCGTAATCCCTTGGTCTTGTACCCGCCCGGGAGGTTAGATAGCGTACCTGCATCAACTAATTGTCTAAGAATAGACGTTGCGCTCTGGGCAAAGCCACCTACAAGATGAATCAGACCAAAACCGTAGAAGCCAAACCCCGGAACGTACGTATAATGTACAAAATGCTGCCTTTTGAGTCTCAAAGTATCATCTTCGTACCAATTCCTGCGAATTCCAAGGATCTGGCTAGTCCCTTTCTCGATAGTTACCACATACGGCAGGGCGATATTATCTTTATCCTCATAACCCTCAAGATTCAGGTCAATATGCATCTCCAGTACCCGAAAACGGTCATCTGAGGTAGCGGTATAGCCCTGTTCTTCTGACTTTTGCTTTTCAATATCATCTAAAGTAGCGGTTGGTTCACCTAAATCTATGTCTAAATAGAACCCAGAAGCCTGTAATTTGCGTATATCGTTGGCTGTTTTGCGCATTACATGTGTCACACATTCAGCTGTTTCGAGGCTAGATGACCCATAAGGCACTACCATATCCTCTGCTGGCACGAACATTGATACTTGACGGCCTAATGATGGGTCGTAGTAGACCTTTTTAAATGCTGAACCAGCTAATGGTAGGGCCCAAAGCATCTTTTCATGTTCTGGACGGTACTCAACCATACGTTCAGTAAGCTGGAAGTTCATATCATCACGAACCCGGGCAGCAGCTGCCTGAGCAACCGGCGTTTCCTTGCCGATTATTGTGGTTTTTACGGGTCCAGCGGCAGGAAAGGTCTCCATAATGGACTCTGCTTGGAACTTGACTACTGCTTCTGCCAATATAGGATGGAACGCACCGCAAGCACCACTCCAAGGCTCTGACCGTTCCTCATATTTGAGGCCCAGCAGTTTTAGTCCTTTGACGTATGTGTCAACCCAGTCTTTACGTGCGTTCCAATCTTCGTTGAACTGATCTACCAGAGTAGTCCCTAGTGACGACAGTACACCATCCTTCATCTCTTCCGCTAAGTTAGCATCAAAGTCTCCTTTAGTAGTCTCATCAGTATTAGCATCTTCTTCTTCACCTAATACTATTACAATCTCCGCAGGGCTTTCTGCTTCATCTAAACCAACAGGTGCTTGATACAGTGCCTTATCCATGTTTGCCATTTTATATACCCCTTTTGGTGGACATTCGGTAGTGCTTTTCGACTTATCTTTATACGTCTTTCTACTTAATCTTTTCTACTGACTTCATCCAAACCAGCGTCCTTGCTACTTCTGCGGTCGTTGCATCCGACTTAATAGAATTAGCTTTCATAGATATTACTGCGACATTTCCTACGACATATCCGCCATTAGGATCTATCCTATCTAGTGAGGGACTGCATGGTTGCTGCTTTATTAACCCTACAAACGTAAAGGTTGTTCCGAAGACTGGACATATATCTGGGGTGATACTCATAACATATTTATTAGTAATGCTATTCTCACCCCACTCACCCCCCGCCTGCTTTGTCCTCACCCTAGCACCGCCGACAGCACTGACTACCCATGACCATTTGGGGTTACGCTCCCGCCACCGCTTATTCCGTAGTCTATGGGCTTCTTTCTGTTCTGCGTTCATCAGTAGTAACCTTCTCTTCTGTGACTTCTGAATCCTATTGGTTCCCCAACTTCATCATCTGGCAGGGTTAAGAACCCTCCTTTGCGAAACCTTAATAATGCTTGAGTCGTGGAATCAACCAAGTCATCATTACTGCCACTGGGAAAGTCGTTACATTCTTCCATAACATCCTTAGCCCATCGCTTGTCTGGAGCCCAAACTATACCAGAAGCAAAGAGGTCAGACACTGCATTTACCCTAGAAACCTTGTCATTACCTTTACTTGGAGTAAATTCCCCTACAGGAATTCCCATCCTTCTCATCTCTTGGTAGAGGGCTGCGCCATTACTTTTCTTCTCAACTACAAAGGCATCAGGCTCCCACTCTTTATATTCTCTTAGTACAAGTTTCTTTAACTCCGGGAATTCTAGGCGCTGCTTTATGGAATTAAGTAGTATTATATTATGTTTATCAGTCTCTTCGTTAAGAAATACCCCCCAAGTAGTAAGGGCATTATAATCCGCACGATTGGTAGCTTCTTGAGCCGCGTCTAAGCTCATTATAATAAACTCACACTTAGGCGGTTCTGGTTTGTCCCATATTCGCCACCACTCTCTTTTTATGAGCGCCCCAGATTCTGCAGTGGGGTCTTGCATGTACTGCGCTTGCCAGTACCGGGGGTCCATGCCAATCCGTTTAGCTTCTAGTTCCTCAACAGGCCAGAAGTCAGGCCATAAGGCTTTACCCGAGTCTAATATGGCTGGGAACTCAACTATCTCCCACTGGTCAGCTCCTTCATTTTTGGTCATATGATTAATGATCTGACCTGTTAGATCTAGCTTACTCCAGCGGGTCATCACTATAATAATGGCTCCACCCGGCATTAGCCGTTGTATTGGGCCAGCCTGAAACCATTCCCAAGCTGGAAGGAAAGCTGAAGATAGACCTGACTTGGCATCCTGTTCTGAGTGAGGGTCATCAATGATAAACAGATCTGCACCCCGCCCTGCCAGTGCACCCCCCACCCCAATAGCAAAATACTCCCCACCAAAGTTAGTGCCCCAACGTGAGGCAGACTTAGAATCTTGCTGAAGTTCTATCTGTGGAAAGACTTCCTTGTACTGGTCATTGGCTACCAAGTTTCTCACCCGTCTACCAAAGTTAACGGCTAAGTCGGCAGTGTGGGAAGCCATGATAATCTTTTTGTTTGGGTACTTGCCTAAGAACCAAGCTGGGGCTAGGTACGAGATAAGCTCTGACTTTCCGTGCCGGGGGGCAATATTAACAATCACCCGTTTCTTCTTACCAGCAGCTATATCCTCAAAGATCCTAGCCAACTTGCGGTGGTGGGGACCAACCTTATAGCCAGAGTACACATGTTCTGCAAAGCTCAATAGGTCAACCTGAGCATTAGTCTGGGTTAACTTAGTCTTATATTCCCTTAATAGTTCAGCGGTTCTTCTCTTTTGTGTATCCGGCATTGTAGGAAGTGCCTGTTTTAGCCGGATAATATCTTGTGGAGTAAGAACAAGTCCTGTCATTTGGGTGGTTTAATCCGGGGTATCCTAATAGGAGTAACGTCAATTGTCCTAGCCTCAATACTTTCTAAGGTCTCTAGGAGCTCTCTCTCGACTTCTTCCATAGACTGGATTTTGTGCGTTACTTCGGAGCGCTTCTTAAATGCATCAACACCATCTACTTCACCTAGTTTAGTAAGTGCCATTATTCTTTCCTTGGCATTTGCGGAGTTCTCTATCTCACGTATTAGACTATTAACTATATATAGTTTTAGTTCAGCTAGATCCGCAACAATAGCCACGTTCATCTGAGCAACCATACCAGCAAGAAGGGCTAGGGTTTCATTGGGGTAGTTAGCAAACTCCGGTCTATAAGTGGGGTTGGCAGCCATTTCCATAGCTAGATCTTTAGCTTCGCTGACATTATCTTGTGTTGCGGTGAGTGGCTGACCTGTTATGTCAGAGAATAGTTTAATTATGTTTGCCCGCATCTCTAGCTCTTGAGACACGGATAGGTTTGGGCAGGCTTCCTTAGCATTAGCTGGTAAGGGAATGTTCTCTTCTATTTCAGGTATTAATACTTCCATAGAATCTCTTAGTGTCTACATACTCCAACATGACGAACTATAGCAAATTTTTTATATAATAGTCAAACAATTGGGTTTTCTAAATGAGACCGGGGGGTGTTCCGTGGAAAACTGTCCAGTGATTTGTGTCTATTATGGATATAAGAAACAAAGGGACTCCTAAACCTATTTAGGGTCTTGGGGGTGAGTACCCTCGAGAGAACAGGCTTTCCGCTGAATATAACAACTGAGTTTTATAATTCAAACTTTACATACTGATTGGATCAGAGTAGAACTAGAACTGTCGATGCAGCAGCGACTGACAGCGATATAATTCAATAAGGATATATGAAATGGATAAGATCGAATCGTTCGGTACACACACGCGTCTCTTCTGTGAAATAGCAGATGAGCGCATCCAGATCCTCACCGATATATTACAGGTTATCAAGCAGGACCCCTCGCTGTATGTCCACCTATCATGGCGACTACCAAGCCTACGGACAGACTGTGCTGTGTATAGCCATGCCTGTGCTGCATCTACTCATATGTTATCTACCCAAGACTACAAGAAGATACCCTATGGTTGGTACTGTAAGGATAACAATACATACAAACCTGTATACGAACTACTGAGTGAAGTACTAGAAAACAACTACTAATAGCAGCGCCCCACCTAGTGATCGCTAGGTGGGTAATCTTAAAGGAGAATGAAATGCATCCAATGACCTGCTTATCAACTGAAGAGGCAGTACTAACAATAGAAGCCTATGTTAAGTTTTTCCCTAAACGCCTATGTGGTGATATACCTGAGCTGCTTGTGTATGCTGAATCAATTGATGAAACTATAACACCGCACAACGTGAAGTTTCTAATCTGGGACTTCATAGGAACAAAGATCAATATGGACGACTTCGAGTGAGGGATGGGGAGCTTCGGCTCCCCTTTCTTTTAGCCTTTGATACCAGTTACTAATCGTCGCGGTGGTACTGAGAGCGAGCGCGCCGAGAATGTGCCTATAGTCTAGGCTTCCCGCTGTATAGCGTTATATCTTGTCATGTAACTTTACATAGCGATGAGCATCAAGTATAACTAGAACTGTCAAAACAGCAGCGACTGATTGAGACATAATTTAATAAGGATACAAAATGAAAACCAATACCAAAGAAATAGAATTCAAAAGTCTGTTGCAAGCTGGTTCAATCTTCGCACAAGAAGACGACAGCAAATTAGTACCTGCCCGCTATATACTTGAGCGGATTCCAACATATCTGGAAAAAGATGGTATTAGCTCAGAGGAACGTGCAGAGTTAACGGTAGGATTTCAGACTCATTATTATAAAACTCATCCTGCTGTTAAGTATTGCGTGGTAGACGGTAACTATCTACCAGCAGACTCATGCCCTACAGGTATTGAAAATGTCTTAGTTGGTGCGGAATTAGCAATGAACTACTCGACTCATGAGTACGGTAAACTCGGCGAAACCCATTCGCCACAGTATAAAACATTAATAAAGAGTTATCGTGACAAGATCAGCAATTATGTAGGCAATAAACGGATCGCATTGAAAGCTGCAATTGTAGCATTAGTACCAGCAGCACAACGTCAACGCGGTCTAACAGCAGAATTTGCTGATCGAGTTAAAAAGGTTATAGATGATCTCAGAGTAAAATGTAAGACTGCCAATACAAGGGGTGACCCCACTGCTGATCTCATCAAGTTTGAAATCGCAGCGAAACGAATGATGGAATGGAATAAGTAACATAGCGTGACTGGGTGATCGGCGAAAGCCGATCGCCCTTTTTTTGGCCTCGCGATGCCAGTTACTTGGTGTCGAGAGCGTAGATAGCGCAGCGGGTCGGTGATGCCAGTTACACAATGTCGCGCGCATACCGAGCAAATTCAGCCATCAGTTTATAACATTATAAATCCACGCTAAAAAGATAGAAAGCGGAACATCCGGAACATCTCCACAAACTTCATTTTATGATGTTATAAATCTATCTTTTTGATGTGCTTTTCGCTATTTAGCGTTACATCATGAGGTGTAATGCGGTTTTGTTCCAATATGAAATGGAACAAGAAAAAGTAAATGGAACAAAAAACGAGGCTGGAACGCCCTATCCATGCGGTTTGTTCCATCTGTTCCATTTGTTCCACTGTTTTTTAGATAGGTCGGGGAAAATAAAATAATAACTCGGTCGTTCACTCGGAGGCAGCAAGTGCAAAATCTAAAACCGCGTTTTATACAGCATCACTCAAAAGGGGGACGTATCCTCTAAAAAACAGTGGAACAAATGGAACAAATATATATATTTATAATAATAATAATAATAATACTATATAAAACAACAACATAGTTTTTCTAAATCACTCTTTTTTGTTGCTATTCGTAAAGTTGTCAAAATGGAACAAACGGAACAAGAATTCCCGCAAACGGCGTGGATAGTAGGTCTAGCTATAAAACCCAAAATGGAACAAGAATGGAACAAACGGAACAAGAACTCTACAAGAAAAAGTTACCCATTCCGATTGCTTTATATGTAAAGTTATGGTATAATGTACTTGTAGGTGAGGGATGAATACGAAGCACAGCGTTATATAGCGTTACACCAAGAGATGTAATCATTAACTACTAGGAGAACAAAATGAAGACAAGAGAAGAGCTGGTGAAGGCGCAACGTGCGGCGATGGATGCTTGGGGTGCTGTTGATGGTGATGTGTGCGATTGGGCGGCTGCTCGACTTGTGTGGATAGCAGCTTATGCTGCGTTGGATGCTTACGACATGGAGATACAAAATGAAATCAGATGAGTGGTTCATGGATTCAATTGAACGGGAGATGACCGATGAACAATGGATGAAGGATCAATTAGCACAGCAATGGGAGGAAGAACGTAAGAAGGAACGAGATATATGGGAGGCGCAATATGCCGGACAAGAAGAAACGAAGTAAGAAGGAGTTAGTCAGGGCTTTAACCAAGTACGATAAGTTAGCATGGGAGGAATACTCTTTGAAGGAGTTACATGAAGAAGCCCTAGCTAGAGGTATCTATGAGGAAGAAGAATTTTATTTCATAAGGAGGCGTGATGAATAACATGAAGTTAATGCTATGTTTTTACAAGGAGGTGCAGCAAGCAGTTATCACAGTATTGAACGGGCTACATAAGGATACACCTAGCCATGTACACCGAATCGTGAAGAAGGCTGACGAGGAGGAGGCTGACCGAGAGGGTAGGCCGAGGAAGTATTCATTCAGTCCGGCGCAATGCAATGATATGTTTGATAGAGGTATAACTATAAAGGAGATAGCTAGTTCTAGTGAGCCTAAGATGAATAGGAATTATGTTGCTGCAATGATAGATAAGTACAGAGCAGACGCAGGACTAACCACTAGACCAAAGGTTGACCGTAAATATACTTCTATGCGACAAGGGTTAGGCAAGGCTACGCTACTGCGGGTGGCAGAGGTAGAGGAGTTGATGGGTAAGTATCCCCCAACAAGGATAGGCACAATGCTAGACATACACCATAACACCGTGTCACGCATCATTAAGCATATTAATAACCTACGAGGAGAAACAACATGAAAGATGAATTCGATAAGGTAACAATAGATATGCTAGAGGAACGTGCAGTTGATGATATAAAGTCTCTTGCCTATAACCTACTATGCGATGCTGAAGAAGAGACTACCTATGCACACGCCGCCTTGATAATGGTGGATAAGGAACTATGGTCAGAGTTTCAACTAGCAGTAGCTAAGGAACGGTGGCATCTAAGGCGATAACTTATCAGTGGTGAGTTAATAACTTATCAGTGGACGTATAAAAAAGTTGCCTAGAAGTATTGATCTATATGTAAAGTTATGTTATAATGTACTTGTAAGTGAGGGATCTGTATAGAAGATACGTACGAAGTACCGGCAGTAGTTAAGTAGTGTTATATCAGTAGATGTAGTTATAAATAGTGAAATACATTTAGTTAATTCATAAAGTCATAGGAGTATTACGATGAACTCAGTTAATTTAGTATTACAGAAGCCCAAGCATCTTGTGTCACTGGCATCAAGCGCAGTCCTAGTAGCCGTAGATGTGAAAGTATGGTCGGCAACCAAGCAAGACCGTAGCATCAGCGATGAAGTAACATCAGCCAAGAAAGCCGATAAGAACAGCGGTCGGTTTGTTAAGAACATCTTAGCTGACAATCCGAAGCACAAAGCCGTAGTTAACTATCGCCAAACAGTATATAACTGGATGAAGCGTAGAACATATCCTTGGAGTCACAGCCAAGACCTTCTACCATCTACAGATATACCTACGTTTATGGTGGAGTATCGTGCCCATGAAGCCGCGTTCCATGATCTATTGGATAAATTCTGCAAGGACTATAGCAGTATCGTGTCAGACATGGCGTTCAAGCAGGGTGATATGTTTGATAGGAATGACTATCCTGACGTTAACGTAGTGCAATCAAAATTTGCGATAAGTTTATTCTTAGCCGATGTGCCGATGTACGACTTCCGATGTGGGATAGCCCAAGACTTGGCTGATGACTTGTTTAATACATACAGCAACCAAGCCGCAACCATAGTTAACACATTAATGTCCGAGCAAGCAGATAGATTCACAGATGTTATGGAGTCTATATCCTTTTGTTGTGGGCTGGATGATACGGGTGTGGATAAGCATGGCGATCCCAAGACCAAGAAGCGCAAGATATATGACACCACGATTCAACGTGCTAAAGAGATGTGCGAGACGTTCAAGGGGTTCAATGTGTCAGGTAGTAATGAGTTAGAAGAAGCAAGAGCAGCGTTGGAGATTACACTCAATGGTGTAACGGCAAGTGACATAAGGGAGTCTGATTCAGTGCGTGAGTCAGTAAAGAGTGACATAGATAACATCTTGTCTAAGTTTAGTAGCTTCAAGTGCGTTTAATTCAACATTAACCTAAGGAGAAACAAATGAGTAAGATTAATTTTAGAGATACCGTATCAATCAATGAACTGCGTAAGATGATTCCGATCATTGGTGAGGAGATAACACCGATCATACTGAGCGAGCCGGGATGTGGTAAGACTTCACTGTTAGCTGCAATAGCATTAGATAACGGGGATCAGTGGAGAAAGCCCGGGGATTACTTCCCTGATGACAAGTACGATTATATATATGTAGACTGCCCCGTTAAGGATATGTCCGACATAGGTATGACCATTCCAGTACACGCTACCAAGTCATTGGAGTATTACGTTGCGGGGTTGTTCAACATACTAGATAAGCGGCCTAAGGTAATTCTACTTGATGAGTACATGAAGTCTAACAAGTTGATGCAGGTTGTATTCACCCGCTTGGTATTGGAACGTATGGTCGGGGATGTGCCGCTACCTATTGGGTCTTACATCTTTGGCACAAGTAATAACGCAAGCGATGGGGTGGGTGATAGTCTGTTAGCCCATGCTGGTAATCGGGTATGTATCTTACACATGGCTAAACCTACGGCTAGTCAGTGGTTAGTGTGGGCAACCGAGAAGCATATTGCTAGACCTATTAGAGCATGGGTAACGATGTATCCAAGGGCATTAGCAAGTTACCTTGACGGTGGGCAAGAAGATAATCCATACATCTTTAACCCTAAGACACCGGCGCTTTCGTTCTGTTCACCGCGCAGTCTGGCTAAGTGCGATGTGATCGTGCGTAATGTAAGTGCATTGTCTGAGAACTCTGTTAAGTGTGCATTAGCTGGCACGATTGGGGCATCAGCGGCGAAGGATCTGGCTACGTTTGTATCAATTGAGAGTACATTGATTGATGTAAAGGAAGTTATCAAGTCCCCTAAGACGGTGACTGTACCGAAGGAGATAGCTGCACAGGTAATGATGATGCTGCAAGCGGTGGATACTATCGACACACAAGATGATCTATCTTCATTCATGGAGTTTGTTGGGCGTATCGAGTCAGAAGAAATACAGGCGATATTCTTTACGTTGTCTATGAATACTGCACGTATGGTCAAGATGGCAAGTAGAAATGAACTCATAAAAGAATGGGCAAAGAACCATCATGAGTTAGTAGCTGTTTAATTTAACTACACACAGGAGAATGAAATGAAAGAGACACAGGAGACACGTATTAAACGTGGACATATAACTCTAATGAAGCATCGTGCTACCGCCCTTTGGGGCGGGGTGTTTCTATTAGGTAAGACTGAGGTGGAGGATGGTGACTTCACTGCATCTACCGATGGGGTGAACAAGAGGTATTGCCGTCAATTCGTGGCAGATATCAAGAAAGATTCTAAGATACGTGGGTTGATAATGCACGAGAACTTACACGTTGGGCTGAAGCAGCTACCGCGTGGGCTAAGTATGTTCAAAGAGCATCATAAACTAGCTAACATGGCAGCCGACTTTGTTGTTAACGCAATCATCTTTGATATAAAAGATAAACTATCGAACGGTGAGTTGTTAGTAGAGCTACCTGACGAGGCGTTGCACGATGAGATGTTTAACAATTGGTCAATGAGGGCGGTGTATGACTATCTAAAGAAAAATGAAGTAGAGGAGGAAGATAGTAATACACCTGATGGTGTAGAGGGAAATAGTGCGCCAAGTGACGGTGACGGTGATGGGCAACCGAGTGGCAAGAGGACATCTGTTACAGTGAACGGCAAGAAGTATGATACTTCTAAGCATGATGAGCATGACTACAAGGGGTTGGAGAAACTTAGCCCTGAGGAGTTGAAGAAGGTTAACGATGGGGTAGAGAAAGCCATACGAGAGGGCGGGATACTAGCGGGTAGATTGGGTAGTAATATTCCGAGGGCTGTTACTGAGATGCTCGAACCTAAGATAGATTGGCGTGATGTGCTACGGGATTTTGTGCAAGCCTCTACTAAGGGTAACGAGGAACTTACTTGGCGCAAACTGAACAAACGTCAACTATCGAATGACGTGTACCTACCTAGCTATGAGACGGACACAATGGGAGAGGTTATCATAGCTATCGACACAAGTGGTTCTATTGGCGAGACTGAGTTGAATGAGTTTGCTACGGAACTGGCATCTGTGTGTGCGATGTGTACGCCAGAGAAGGTGCGTGTGTTGTGGTGGGATACGCGAGTACATGGGGAACAAGTATTCTTACCGAACTATGACGGGATAGGTAAGCTCCTGAAACCTTTAGGGGGTGGGGGAACAATAGCAAGTTGTGTAGCTGAGTATATAATTACCAATAAGGTTAAGTCTGAAGCGGTGATTATGTTCACAGACGGTTATCTGGAACAGGAAGTTATATGGGATATAGCTATGCCTACACTATGGATGGTAACATCTAATAGGGGCTTTACCCCGCCAGTAGGTAAGGTAGTAATCTTTGATAAGGAGTAATTATCATGGCTGAATTAGTCTTGTGGTTAACACTTACAGTATACAAAGAAGCTAGGGGGGAACCGTCTGTATGCCAAATGGCGGTTGCTCATGTGGTGTTGGAACGTAGTGCAAGAGCCGAGCTGGATGTTAGGAGTATTGTCCTGCAAGAGTCTCAATTCTCATGGGTAGCTACAGATATGGTTAATGGGGTATTAAAGCCTCATGCCAAACCTGATAAGAACTCTGCGGGCTGGAAACAATCTGAGGTAGCGGCTATTAAGGCGATATATACGACAGCTAAACAAAAGGCTACACACTTCCATGCTGTATATATAGATAAGCCTAAGAGTTGGGCAAAACTTAAATGGGTACAAACTTGTGGCGGGCATCACTTTTATTCCTAAGGAGATAGATATGAAACATACAGATGATGACAATGAAGTAGTAGTTATACGCAATGTTCATATAACAGATAAAGATTTCATATACACCAATAATGTATCTACAGATGTTATGAAAACCTTTAGAAAGTTAGGATGGATTCCCCCTACAGAGTTGAAACGTATGAAGGAGGAGGAGGAGAAACGCGGTCTTAAAAAGAATAAATAGTCATACACCTTGGGGTGTAATCTTAAATTAATGGAGAAACAAATGTTAAGTTCATATATAAGCTATAAACGTCTAACAGATATTAGGCTTGCACCAGAGGTAAAGCCATATCGCGGGTCAACCAATAGATTTCCAATATACCGTAGAAAGGATAGCTATAAGTATTTTATGGTAGAAGAAATTGATGGTGAGGTATGTTATAAGATATTCAACAGGTATGCTTATCGTAGGGAAGAAGTTTTACAGGATGATCCATCGAGCCTACGGCATAACCCGCGTAATACGGGTACATGGATTTCCGCAGAAGATGGTAAAGAGTATAGACACATGAGGATACGTAATGAGTTGGGAATTGTGCGCCCAGATAATACCTTTGAATATACTAGACCAAGTACAGGTATAGGGCATAGATGGGGTATATCAGATATAAATATTGTACATGGAGATAGGCACTGGTATCGAGGCGCGGGGTATCAAGGCACGGGATATTCAAAGAAGCGTGGGGGGCTAGTCTATTGTACGGGGTCTGGGTCTAAAGATGACCAAAATTACATACCTATATTTGAGGGTATGAGGGTTAACATTGATACAGGTATGGTACACAAGGATAGTAAGTACACTGTAGTAGGTAGAAAAGTAAATCGCACAAGGGCTAAGAAAATTATGGGACAGTTTGATGATTTTATCATCATGTCCGCCGCCATGTCACATGGAGTTACATATAAAATCCTTTTAGATATGGTCTTACCTCACTTGGTGCTATTAGATTTAGTCACAGGATACCACATGACTAACGAGAGACAGCAGCCGCTTATTAAGAAAGCATTATCTATGCGTGATGAATCCCCATTAGAAGCGTTCGCTATGCTATGCGCAGCACATGATATTCATCGTATATGGGATAACGCTAAAAGTTTATATAAATGGAAAGGAGAGGGTAAAACTGAAACCTCATTCCCAATTAGAGTACGGCATGATTGGGATGGTAGCTTATCCTATCGTCTATTAATGGCAATATTTAGGCGTACTGTTTTACTAGCAAATCCCAGTGCGTTTGATGAGGTAAGATATGAGGTAGAAGAATATTACCCATCTACCAAGTGGGGCTATAAGGTATACGTAGGCGAAAAAGAAGTTAACCAATACAAATAAACGGAGAATACAATGAATAAATATATACTTGACTCATGCTACACCCCAGAGTTAGAACGTATAGTATGTCTTGATGTGGATCTATATAGGTTTGTTAAAGAACTAAACTACACCTATGGACTAAAGGTGTTCCGCACCGTCATATATGCAGAAGGGCTAGAGAATGTAAGAACTGAGGTAAATATATCAATGTGCAATGATGATGGCTTCCATATATGTGAGATAAGTATGGGGCATAACAATGAATTTACATTTACTACCCCTTTCTATGAAAAAGTACGAGGGCGTTCCGCACTAGATAGGCATACATTCACGAGTGTAAAGCTACCTTCATTGATGGGTACACTGAAGCGTAAAGAAGTTATCCCTTCAAAAGAAACAGTATATGCCGATGTCACTAAAGCCTTTGAACAAATGGGCACTACTGTAGAGCGTTCTTTCGGTAATAGTAGTAAAGGAACCTATGATATTAACGGCACGACCCTACATAAACTTCTTGATATAGTTGTAAATAAATTATCTTTAGACACATATGCAACGACACTCGACATGACCTTATGTAAAAAGATACTTGACAATTACGACAAAGCTGATATCATAGCAGCCAATAAGATAGAAGCGGGTAAAGAAATATTCTCTAAAGGGTTCTGCGCTATAGGGGCTTCTTACATACCCGGAAATAAAGAATCAGTTAGCTACGTAATTGGCGCTGCACGTATGGAAGAGGAGACATTTAAGGTATTGCAAATGTCCGAACAGGTTACCCCATTTAAGCGGCTTAGTTCTTTATCGCAGCATGAGGATTATGAAAAGTTATTACCTATATTTGCTATGCTTGGTACAGCAGAAGGCGTATACAAAGACTCAGCATGGGTTGTAGACCCTAATGTTCCTACTATTAGAATACCTATACGAGAAAACTATGAGCCTAATCTTAGTGTGGTTACAAACGATCATACTGCGGGGGGTAGGCTTGGAAATAAATGGAACATCGCATGGATAGCGATACCTTTGGACATGATACTATAGGTGAACTTGTGTTTATAAAGTCCTCCCCAGAACTTAGAGCCATTAGCCTACAAAAGATTGGGGATATCTATAAGGTATTTATCACAGCAAGTGGGCTAACAAGGACATTTGATGCAGAAACTTTACCAGATGAGATAAAGATTAAACTGACTATGTTGCTATCAATAAATGACCATACACCAGAGCTTCTTATGGATATCGGTTGGGCTACGGGACTATATGATAATAGCTATTGCATTATGGTAGATGCACAAACCTACGCTGACTTACGAGGAGCATACTAATGGCAACACCTGAGGGTAAAGTAAAAGCTTTAGTAAAAGGTATCTTAAAAGATATAGGGGCGTACTACACCATGCCATCTACAGGTGGGTATGGATCATCAGGTGTGCCCGACTTTGTTGTTTGTAATCAGGGTAGGTTTTACGGCATCGAGTGTAAGGCTGGTAAAGGTATAACAACATCATTACAAGAGAAACACTTACATGAAATACGTATTGCTGGTGGTAAGGCTATAGTTATTAATGAATTAAATATAGATGAGCTACGTGAATACCTTACTAAATAGGGTTACATCTTGGGGTGTATCGCTAATTATGAAATTACCTGTGTGTAGTTAAGTAGTACCTTGGGGTACACGCTTTACGGTGTGTGCCCCCTTTTTGTCTCTATCATTCCCACTATTTAAGGTTTTTAGTTTTGATTATCACTGTAGATTTCGAGACGTATTACACCGACAAGGTTGGCTTTAGACGGCTAACAACTGAGGAATACATACGCCACAAAGAGTTTGAAGTAATAGGGGTTGGGGTTAGCGTTGACGATGCAGCGCCGCGATGGTTCAGTGGTACACATGAGGAGATAAGGAGATTCCTGATGCAGTATGACTGGAAACACGCATCCTTGCTGTGCCATAACACCATGTTTGATGCCTCTATACTACGCTGGATTTTCAACATAGCCCCCCGTTTTTATTTAGACACTCTATGTATGGCACGTGGTATACACGGCATAGAAGTAGGTGGGTCACTGGCATCACTATCTAGCAAGTATGCTCTAGGTGTAAAGGGTGAGGAAGTTATAGCAGCTAAGGGCAAGCATAGACTAGACTTCAGTGAAGAAGATCTTAAACAATATGGTGAATACTGTAAGAATGATGTCAACCTAACGTATAAGCTATACCTTGTATTGTCTAGGGTGTTCCCAGAGGATGAGCTAACCTTAATAGATATGACACTTCGTATGTTTATTAATCCGATACTTGAAGTAGACGATGCAATGTTGGTAAATAGATTAGAGGAACTGGTATCTGAAAAATTAGAGTTACTAGGCACACTAAAAGAAAAGCTAGGCTGCGAGACAGAGGAAGAAGTACGAAAGAAAATAGCCAGCAACAAGCAATTCGCGCAAGTTCTAACAGATTTTAATATCATCCCCCCGATGAAAACAAGTAAAACAACTAACAAAGAAACTTTCGCACTCGCTAAGAATGATGTAGGATTCATAGAACTAACAGCGCATGAAGATCCGTTTATACAGCAGCTATGCGCTGTACGTCTAGGTACTAAATCTACCATCGAGGAATCAAGAATTGAAAGATTCATTAGCGTTGGGCAACGTAACAAGGGCCGTCTCCCGATACCGCTTAAATACTACGGGGCACATACGGGGCGGTGGTCTGGTTCAGACAAGGTTAACTTCCAGAACTTGCCCAGTAGGGATGCTAAGAAAAAGACGCTTAAAAATGCAATTATTGCGCCTGACGGCTATACAATTATCAATTGCGACTCATCTCAGATTGAAGCACGTGTACTTGCGTGGCTTGCAGGTCAGGAAGATGTTGTTAAGCAGTTTGCCGACGGTGAAGATGTATATTCCTTGTTTGCCTCAGATATCTACGATAAGCCCATCACAAAGGCCAATCCTGTTGAAAGATTTGTGGGAAAAACGTGTGTACTAGGGCTAGGCTATGGTACAGGAGCAGCTAAACTAAAACATACCCTAGCTACTCAACCCCCCGGTGCAGAACTATCCCTAACTGAGTGTGATCGCATAGTTAAGCTCTATAGAGAGAATAACGACAAGATAAGTGCCTTATGGACAGTGGGTAATAAAGTAATAAAAGACCTCAGTAATTGGGCAGATAAAGAACCTAATTACTGGTACGGACGGCATAACTGCCTACAAGTATCTAAAGAAGGTATACAACTACCAAATGAACTGTATATTCGCTACGCAGATCTGCAGATAGATTTAATGTCACCCATGAGTGGATATTGTTATAAGTCACGATTTGGGATGAAATCCTTATGGGGTGGTGGGTTAGTTGAGAATGTAGTCCAAGCCCTTGCGCGTATCATCGTGGGGCAGCAAATGATAGAGATTATTAAGCAGTATAAAGTAGTATTAACAGTACATGATGCAGCAGTATGTGTAGTGCCAGAGGATGAGGTAGATGAGGCTATGACATATATCGTCAAGGTCATGTCTACCCCTCCAGAATGGGCTACAGGCTTACCTGTGGCATGTGAAGCTAAAGTAGGGGTATCATATGGGAAGTGCTAAATGAAGAACTGGATGGTCGTATATGTAGTAAGAAGTACACGAACTGACGCTGATAAACGTGATATGACTATAACGCATTTTGTATTAGCTGATACAGCAGAAGAAGCTATTAAGAAAGTTATGGGGGATAACCCTAGTCAAACAGGAGAATTACAACAGGTGAAGTTGGCCTAATGTTTTAATCCCCAGCGTGCGGTGGGGTGGTTGGTAGCCAAATAACACACGCAGTATGCGACAGCCCTGAGCTTTATTCATTTGTGGCCTCCAAGCTGGGCGCAAACCGACTTACCCCCGTAAGGGGTAATTTTAAGGATGGATAGAAAAATGAGTTGGTCTAAAAATGAAGACTATTATAGATGGGTTAATAACTCCATAAGTTATACAGAGTTTATGGAGGGAGAGTATGGGTATAGGTCTTTATATGCACATGATTTTGACCCAAAGGCTGACATAGAAGCACTTAAACAAAGTATAGATCAAAGAACGGGGGTGTCATTATGGAGTTTAATAGATGCTCATTACCCGTTTTGGGCTAATAAATCAAAAGATATAGTTATAGAAGAGCCGATAACAAAGTGGTACTACGAAGTTAGAGGCAATAGAAAAATATACTGGACACCGGAGAAATAATTATGAGTAGAAATTGGGGCAAGAACAGTGAGTACAGCACAACGGTTATATACGTGATGACTATAGGTGGATCAGTTATTGCATTATTAGCCCTGCTTGGCGCAATCTATTTGGTAGATATAGTGAGGGCGTTATGAAAAACCAAGAATGGGAGGCGTATATCTATGAGCAAGGGGAGCCGCCAACCAGCATAAAGGAGAAGCTAGATATGATTGCCCCACTAGACGCAAAAGGTTATGCCATAGTAAAAGGTTTGGGGGATGTAGTAATACTTTCTGAAGATGTTGGCGGCTTGACGTTTGTGGCGAGATGGGTACGTAGCGACAGCATCACAGACAGAACAGAAGAGTTTTATTGGGGTAAAGAATCAGATGATGGTGCTGAGGAGAAGCAAGATAGTAAAGAAGATCAAAGGAAAGCAGATGAAGCTGATTGGTCTGAGGGTAGGATTCAATGCGCTGCCATTAGAGATGCCGCGCTGGATGCTGCTAGGGATGATATTCGTGCTATAGA